AATTAGAAATGCAGGAAAGAAGTATGTTAAGTAAGAAAATGAAAGGCATGCTTGACCGTCTAACTACACCGGTATATGGCGAAGGATTTGATGACAGTCTGCTTAGAGTCATTGATGGCACCAAACCTCTTGCTGAATACAAGAAACAAAGAAAAATGGATGAAATCAAATCCGTGAAAGGAGACTATACTGTATGACACCTAAACAATGGGCAGTAAGCCTTGGCATGACTGCTGTTCTTGCCGCTTTACCATTTGTAGCACATGGCTGCAATTCCGAAGGACCTGCTAAGATAAGAAGAACGAACATTTCATTCTATCCGATTAAAGTATGTTCAATCGGAAGTGAAACTGTTTCAGGTTGTTGGACCTATCGTGCTGAAAAGTATAACATCACTAAAACTACCTTGACCATCAAGACACTTGAGGGCAGTGTCTTTATCTTCAATAATGCTGGGTGGGCTTGGATAATCACTAAGAAATAATTATGACACTTGACGAATACATTGACATCATTGAACATTCTGAGTTTGAATGGGACGGACTTGGCGATAACAGGTGTGTAGGCGGAGACGCTTACTATACTGCTCACGGAATTCGTAAGCCTCTTATCGGATATAGAGAACGCGCATGGCAGTCTGTTGAAAGAGACTGCTCTTATCCTGATGGCGTGATGGTCTTCTATGAAAGAGATGGATATTCGGAATACTGGCATGTAAAGCACAAGTGGGCCAGAACAAAAGAAGAAGCACTTGTCATGATGAAAGAACACTTGAAGTATTTTATGAGATACATCAAAGAAAAACGCGGTGAAGAAATAAGGCGGTGTGCAGATGCCTATGAACAATAACCAACCCTATGTCATTGACTATATCGGCGTCATTGGAAAACCTGACCCGGCTAAAACCGCGGAAGAATACGAATATGTGAAGAAGACAATCATGCAGTTCGTCCGCAAACAAGCAATTAAAGAAATAGCGAAGGAGTATGAACTATGAACGTAGAACTAACCGCCTATGCTCGCATTGTGGAATTTTTAAAACACACAGGCTGGACACAGATAACTGATGTCAAGGATAAGCGTAAGGTAGACATGTCTTACATTGTGACTGTCAAAGAAACTTATGCAGAAATAGAGCTTTACTCCAAGAGACTGAATGATGCGCTTGACTTGATAAACAAAGATCAGTTCAATGGCGACATTACTATCACTTATTCTTTCGCAGTTCCTACAAAAGCAGACACTGAAATGGAAAGGTATGATAGAGTACAGATCTCTTTGAGAACATTGCCTTTCATCAAGAAATATAAAAATGACGCTAAAGAAAATGATGCAGCAATGAAAGAAGCGTATGACAACTTCTTGCAAGATTTCTTCCGTTATAGTTACGTTTCTCCGTCAAGTCAGTCTTACTCCTATGGCTTTTCTGACAGGTTGAGCAAGTCAGATAGAGAAGCACTTCAGTCTGCTGACTTACCAACGACATTTGCTGCTTATGAATGTCTTTGGGATCACGTCACTGACCACATCAACAGAAGAATTAACGAATCAGAAACAATATGCACTAAACTTGACGCCTTCCGTGAAAAACATTGGAAGCGCTGGAGGATTGAAACAGCCGGTCTCATAAATCTTGCAAATGCAGATGATGCACTTGCAGGAAAAAATTCCGATGAATAAGTTTTCTTGAATTTTTTGTTATATTTTGACTGTAATAAATAATGTACCGACCAATTGAGTCGGTCAGTACATGCATTATTTAGTTATAGGAGAAAAATATGGCAAAGAATCCAACAAACAAGCTAGTAGCAAAATGGAAGAGAGACAAGGCATTTGCGGACATTCTGTCCGTGGACAACATTGAGGACGAATTCATTTCCACAAACTGTGGACCTGTAAACGTTCTTTTCTCAGGCAGGGTTAAAAATGGTGGTATCAAGAAAGGATGTATGGTTACCATCGCCGCTGACTCTAAGCAAGGTAAGTCACTTATCGGTTTGAACCTTCTTGCTGAAGCATATAAGAGCGGTATGTCCTGTATCGTTATAGATTCCGAAAACGCATTCAACGCAAGATTGGCTAGAAAGCTAGGCGTTGATACAGATGACATCCTCGTATGTAAAACATCCCGCATTCCCGAAATTAAGCAGATCTTCGCTCGCATCAACAACGGATTGACTCGTATGGAGTCTCGTGAAATCTTCGTGCTTCTTGACTCTTGGGGACCACTTGTTGAAGAACAGGTTCTTGAGAAGGCAGCACAGGCATCGTCTGCTGTAAACATGTCTGGTGCAAGATTCAAGAACGAACTTGCTAACGTCATCAACGCTTACGGCAACACAACATTCATCGTCAACCACGTCTATGATACGATGGATCCGTATTCCCCGACTGGTAAGTTCGCAATTCCTGGTGGTAAGCGACTAGTGTTCAACTCTGACGCTATCGTTCTTGCTTCCTCATCTGCAAAGGCTAAGGATACTGACGGTTCCATTTATGGTAAGATCATTACCGCTGCAGTTTCTAAGGGTCGTGATGCTAAGGAATTTAAGAAGTTGAAGTTCTTGATTGAACTTGACGGTGGTATCAACCCTTACTATGGATTGCTTGAAGACGCTATTGAGTCTGGCATCGTTGTCAAGGAAAAGAAAGGCGTCTCAAATGTATTCATTCGTCCAAAGTATGACACTGATGGTCGTGAATGGAAAGAAAAGGATCTCTACTGTGCTAAGTTCTGGGTTCCGATCTTCGCTGACGACGACTTCAATGAATTCCTTGAAAGAAAGTTCTCGTTTGAAGACTCCAATTTGACCGCTGCTTCTGAAAACATTTCTGAAATGATTGCGGCTGGTGATTGGGACAATTTGTCAGAAAAGTCATTGAACTCCAAGAATGAACAAGAAACTGGAGAAGATGATGAAGAACCGTATACTTTTGATGTTGACAAAGACTAATCGTTGACATTCAAATCTTAAGGGTGGGCAGAAAATTTTTGCCCACCCGTTTTTTATGAAAAAAGTTATTATATTTTGACAAAGTAAAAAGGAGATTTAGTTTATGATCATTGTGATAGAAGGTCCGAATCGTTGCGGCAAGAGTACACAGATTGCTAATCTCAAAAATTATTACGAATGCAAGGGAATGCGTGTTCATGTAATTCATTATGAACACATTCATCTGAATCCTGAAAAAGTCTATACATCAGACAATATGAAAGACATGGCATTTGTTAGATATGATGACATGCTTCGTCTGGCTGATGAATTCGCAAAAGATCCGCAGACCGTAATCATTTTTGACCGTGCTCATCTTGGTGAAACTGTCTATGGACCAAAGTACAGAGATTATTCAGGTGACTATGTTTATGATCTTGAATTGAAGTATGAAGATTTTCTTCAGAACGCTTATGAGTTTGTTTTCGTTGACTCGCCAGAACATTTGCTTTCAAGAGAAGATGGACTCAGCCCGACACAAGGTCTAGAAGATAAAAAGTATGAAGTCGGTGCATTCAGAGACGCTTTCTGTAAGAGTAATGTTGTTCACAAGGCGATGATTGACATTCATGAAAGCGATGCAGAAGCAGTATGGAAAACAATTAAGGAGATGATAGTATGATTGAGAATTTTGAATTGAAGGAAGACTTGGAAGTTCCATCTCGCACAGGCAGAGGCAATAATGCCGAGCTTCGTGATAATGTAATTCTTCCACTTCTTTGGAAGTATAAGGCAGGCGACAAAGTAGGCAATACTTGGGAGATCATTGACTCTCACTTGACGCTTAATCCGTATCAGCCGTTCTTGAATGTTCTTAACCGTCCGTTCAAGCATGACTATTTGGAGAAGGAACACAAGTGGTATATGTCGCAGGATCTGTCTATCAAAGGTTGGATGGACGACATCAAGATTTGGAATTTCTGTGCATCAAAGGATGACAAGCAAGTCATTAACTCAAATTATGGTTGGTGCGTCTTCTCTAAGGAAAATGGTTCACAGTATGAAAATTGCTTGAAGAAACTTAAGGAAGATGTCAACACAAGAGAAGCGTTGATGATCTATACAAGACCGTCTATGCATGAAGACGCCGTCGAGAATGGCAAGCATGATTTCATGTGTACTGTTTCTGCACAGTTGATGATTAGAGACAACACACTTCAATATATTGTAACTCAAAGATCTTGTGATTTGGTCACTGGTCTATCTTTTGACTTCCCTTGGCATTGTTTCGTATATCAGATGATGTATGAAGAACTGAAGGAAAAGTATCCCGATTTACAGAAAGGAAGCATCTTCTATAACTGCGGTTCTCTTCATGTTTATGAAAGACATGAACAACTTTTGAAGACATTTGCAGCATACGATGAAGGTTGTTAATGAAGTCAGCTGAGTTTGAAAGAATTATCATCAAGGCACTGTATGTCAATCAGGAAGTGCGTTCAAAGGTACTTCCTTATCTTGACAACAAGTGGTTCTTTGATGTAGACAATAAGATTATCGTTGATGATATTCTTAAGTTCACTTCGTCATTTAATGCGATGCCAAGTGTCATCGAGACGAAGCGCATGATTACTGATGACCAGACATGCGGCGTCTTTGATTTGATTATGGACATCAAGGACGAAGATGTTCAGACAGAATACATCTTATCAGAAATTGAAGAATTTGTCAGAAGAAAGTTAATCTACCGTGCTTGTGAAGGAGGCATGAAATATGTCACTACTGGTGAAAAGATTTCAGGCTCTATTTCAGATGCGATGGTTGAAGCGGAGTCATTCACTTTTAATGCGAACTTAGGCTTTGACTTCTTTGCAGATCCTGACAGATTGTATGAAGATGCTAACACAAAGGAAAGACTTTGGAACACAGGTATCGCCGCTATTAATGATATTCTTGTCGGCGGTATTCACGAAAAGTCATTGAACTTGTTTATGGCACCGACTAACATCGGTAAGACTTTGATTATGTGTTCTCTTGCGACGAACATGGTCTTGAATGGAAACAATGTTCTTTACTTGACATTTGAAGATCCTGAAAACAAGATTGCTGCTCGTATTGCTCAGAACATGTTCAATGTGACACAGCAAGAATTTAAGGCGATGAGCCGTGAGAACTTCTATAAGGCATTTTCTGGAATTCATGGGAAGATTAAGTCAAGATTGATGATCAGAGAAATGCCGGAATACTCTGTAAACGCATTACAGGTAAACGCATTACTTAAAGAATTGAAAGAGAAGAAAGGTTTCATTCCTGACGTCGTTTTTATTGACTATATTGGATGTATGATTCCTAACGGCAAACCGAATGCCAACTTGAACACTAACACAACCCTTCAGCTTATCGCTGCTCAGGTTCGCGCTCTAGCTCAGGTACATGGCTTTCCAATTATTTCAGGTCTACAAGCAAACCGTGGCGGTAATGGTATTGCAGAACTTTCATTGTCTGATGTTGCTGACTCTTATGCATCTACGATGAAGGCAGACGCCATCTTTGGTGTCACTCAACCTGAAGATTTCCAACAGCAGAACTGCTACTGCATGAAACTGTTGAAGACAAGATATGGTGGTAAGAACCGTGGTGCCACATTCTTGGTGGGTGTTGATACGGAAAAGCAACGCATCTACGATGTCCAGCAAGATAAAGTAAAGAATGACACGGTGAACATATTTGATTCCAAACCGATCTCAAGCGATGACGGCGGAACAAGTGTAGAGGAAATAGATTATCTTTAAAGGAGGAACACAATGGATTACTTTGATTCATTACTGTCTGACTGGGAAGATGGTCAAGCACTAGAAAGAAAGCAAAACAAAGCCGGGTTCTATAAGTTGATGAAAGAACGCGGTTTTGACTTTGATGATGTTGATGAGTATTCAAGACTTCCTAAGTCACTGGAACCCGTCGTTGATGGAGATGCAGATGATTTGCATAAGTTCAATGCGGCTATCGCTGACTTACATAAGAAGAAACTTGTCAACATCACAGACTCGCTTATCTATCTAACTACTGACTATCTAGATGAGAAGCAGGTACTTAAGTATCTTGACGAACTCAACTTCTATACATTGAAGCAGGAACTATTGAAACGCTTCCATGTTAAGAAGGATGAACCAGAAACATCACTATTGGAATTCCTAGATGCAGACGACGAGTAAAGAACTTTATCACTTCTGGTCTCTGTTTTCAAAACTGTTGGGTAAGAAGGAAGATCCTAAGCCCATCGTCAGAAAATTTGAGAATAAGTCTTTTGAGGAAATCTTGAAAGAACCGTTCTTTGAGACCAGAAACATGCCGAAAGGCTATGTTGCGTTCATAGATTTAGCGAACGCAATCAACATGAAGAAGATCTCTTTCACTGACTGGATTTACATCTGTATAGGCGACTTTTTGAGAGATGGAAGCGTTAAGAAAAAAAACATAACAAACGTCAACTATCTTCAAAAAGTTGTTAAATTTTATTCAGTAAATGGAAAAAATCTTCAACTTGAAGTTATAAATAATATGTTAGAGGAAGCTAAAGCGAAGGAAGAAGAAAATCCATTTGCTGCTTTCACTGGCGACCAATTTGACCTATACAAAGTCAATGAAAAGCAAAAGAATAAGCTTTATGAGCTGATTCGGAACGGAACATTGAGTTTTTGGTTTTGGTTTGATGGAATAGACAACAATAAGTTTGCTATTGACGAAACCAAGATTGATGATCCTGACTACTTTCGGTTCTTAAGGCTAATGCGAATAGTAAGACAAAAAACAAAAAGGAAAACATAAAGGAGAAATCATTATGCCAATGAAGAGAGACCTCAACTCTTATTTTTCAGACATCAACGCTGCAGTTGCAGAACAGCAACCCAAGGAAAGAAAGTTCAAGTCTTGGAAGATTGAAAATCTTTTCCAGCCCACAATGAAGGATGGAAAGTTCAGCGTTGTTATTCGTTTCCTACCCTGTCATCCAGATGAAATCAAACCGTTCGTCGAGAACCGTAAGCACACTATCAAGTTGCCGAATGATAAGTGGTTCATCACCGAATGTTTGACTAAGTTCGGCAAGCCTTGTCCGATCTGCCAGCATAACCGCGAGATGTACAAGAAGTACTCTAAGGAAGAAGCTGCTCAGTATTCTTTGGGCAAGGGAAAGAGCCGTTACATCTGCAACATCCTTGTTGTTCGTAACGCAAACAACACCGATACTGAAGGTAAGGTATACCGCTTTGAATTTGGACCGCAGATCATGAAGATGATCTCAACTGCAATGACCGATAAGGAAGATGAACTGCAGGGTCTTGTTAAGGGCTTTAACCCGTTTGACTGGGAGACTGGTGCTAACTTCGTTTACACTGGTGTTCAGGGTTCCAACGGTCCTAAGCTTGACGACTCTCACTTCGGCACTCCGGGTCCGATTGACAAGTGGAACGGTAAGTCTTATACTCCGTTGACCACTAAGGAAGTCGATGAAATCGAGTCTCAGCTTTATCGTCTCGATGAATGCTACAACAAGGAAGAAGACGTTGCGGACTTCAACACAATCTGCAAGCGTTGGTTTGACAAGACTGGTGAGCAGTTGCTTTCTAACGCTCCGGCTGTAGAAAGCGGTGTCTCTATCGCTTCTACCAACCCGTTCTCTGAATCCCTAGACTCCACTAAGCCTGTAGCTAAGAAGACAGTCTCTGCACCAGCACCTGCTGCTGATGACTTTGACTTTGATGCAGAACCGGCTAAGCCGTCTAAGAAGTCTACAAATGTAGCAGCAGTTCCGGAAGTGTCCGATGATGAATTCTTCAACTCAGTTGATGAAGAATCAATGGACGCCTAATTCCCTAGAATAAAAATTAGTGGGTGCCCGTCAAAGGCACCCATTTTTTGTTATATTTTATCTAAGGAGTAAAACATGACCGATTTTTATAATGAAGACCTTAAAGTTTTGAACTTTACTCACATTGACTTTGATGGCGTCACTGCGGGTATCGTCATTAAGAATTACTTTAAGAACGTAATCACAGAACAGATAAATTACGGCCAAGAACCCCAAATCATTGATAAGTTGAAGAAACATCAGGCAAAGTTTGAAGCAGTAATCTTTACTGACTTCTGCCCGAACAACATTCGTGAAATTCAGCATTTCTGCAAGACTTATTTCCCGATAGAAATTCCAGTCTTGGTTCTTGACCATCATGAAAGCGCTAAAGAATATGACAGCCCAAGTACTAACGTCTACATTAATCAGAAGTACTCTGGATGTATGCTCGCTTATAAGTACTTTGGCATCAAGAAAGATCTTACACACCTGAAAGAACTCGTCACTATTGCGAATGACTATGACCTATTCACTCTTCAGGACAAGCGTTCAATGTTCTATAACGCAATGTCTTGGGAGATGGGTTTCAAGTGGTTCTTCGCTCGTTTCTTGCACGGAAACATTACTCTCTATCCTGAAGAAAAGGAATGGATTCAGAGGTATGTCAAGGAAGTCAAGGAACAGTATGATGAACTACCAATCAGTGACTTGAAGCACAAAGGTTGCTTCTATGAATGCGAAAAGTACTTGGCTGAAATGTCAGTCCGTCTGTCAAAGGCTGGATATGACTATCAGATCATCAAGCACGGTAATTCGTTGTCTCTTCGTTCTAATTCAGACAAGATTGACCTCGTAGAAGTTTGCCGAATTGTAGGAAAGGGTGGCGGACATAAGAGAGCCGCCGGCGTTCCTATTTACTATGGTGAAGATATTCAGAAACTCGTTGAGAAGATCTGTTATGCCGTTGAACATACTATCAACTATGGCGGCGCAGACGGCCTTCCATTTTAACTTATAGGAGAAACATTATGTTTTCAGAAAAAGCACTAACAAAAGCAAACCTTATCGCATTCTTGAAGGAGAAAGGCCTTTATTATGAATGCGGAGAATGGTGTATGCCACTGTACCTCAAGCAGGAAAAGGAAAAGGCAGACAAGAAAGCCAAGCAGCCTGTCCGTGAAAGACACTTCTATTGGGAAGGACATTACACTCGCTGTTGCTATGAAAGTAGCGGTGAACGTTTTAATGACTCTGGTTCCTGGGACATAATCGTCAACAATCTTGAACTTATTCCAATTAACTATGCTGATCCAACAGATCCAGAATACGAATATCCAGAAGGATACGTAGACCTAAAGGACTGTAAAGAGTTCAACAAGATCCGTCAAAGAATGATGGATTTCGTAAATGGCGATCTTGACAGTGATGTTGACCGTTGCTATGACTTTGACAAGTTCGGTTTTGATAATGAACCTTCTGAGGAACAGTTGACTGAATGGCTCGGCAATCTTAAGGTTGACCCAGATGATCTCAAGGATATAGATCTTGAAGAATGGTTCTTGGGCCCATCGTTCTAACTTAATACTTTAGAAAAAATTTATTGACTGACCTATTTACAAAGTCAGTCAATTTTTTATATTTTGACTAAACAAAACAACTAAAAGGAAAAATCCAAAATGGCAAATGATAAAGTTTCTTACACTTACGATGGACAGGTTCTCGGAATCGTTCCTCGTTCAACCAAGATCTCTGACGAAGTACCGCAGGGAACTTACACTTTCTTCTTTGATATGCACCGCGGTCTGTGGGTTGAAAGTACTGCAGATGTACCGCCTGTTCCGCATAAGGTTTACGGTGTTTCCGATGAACGCCTTCAGAAGGTATTCAGAGCTTACGACCGCCGCCCTCGTAATACTGGTGTTCTCCTTTCTGGTGAAGCCGGTATGGGTAAGTCTTTGTTCATTCGTATGATTGCCGCTGAGGCTAAGCGCCGTGGCATGCCGGTTTTTGTTGTGAACACTGACCTTCCGGGCATTACCGATTGGCTGAAGAAATGTAAGTCAAACGCACTTGTCATTCTTGATGAATTTGAAAAGACTTTCGCAGCGGGCGCTAACCGCAACAACCACGAAGAAGGCGAGGTTCCGACTCAGGACATGTTCCTTTCTTTGCTTGACGGTATGGACGATGGTAAGAAGTTGTTCGTCGCTGCTATCAATGATACTTGGAACTTGAACAAGTATATGATTAACCGACCGGGCCGCTTCCTTTATCACTTTACCTTCAGCTACCTTGACCAGGCCTCTATCCTTGAGTTCTTGGAAGACAATCTGAAGGACAAGGACCAGATGGCATTCATCTCGACTGCTCTCATCGGTCACCACATCAACTACGACTCTCTTGCTTGTATCGTTGACGAAATCAACGCAGGCGAAGATCCGAAGGAAACGCTCCAAGACTTGAACCTTGACCGTGAAGACTCCAAGCGCTATACTTGTGAGATGACTATTGATGACCTTCTTTACAAGGGCGACTTTGACATTGATATGTCTAACCTTCGTCAGGGTGGTTGCCTTGACTACGTCCCGCTTGGCTGCAACGGATACAACGGTCGCCGTCGCTTGTATCTCTCTTGGTCTGTAAAGGACATGAAGCCGTTTGGTACTTCCAAGTACTCTACTGGTATGATTGTTCCGAAGGACAAGGTTATCATCAACACCGATGGACGCGAGAACTCTGTCATTGTCTTCTCTGAGACTGGCAAGAACAAGTATGCTGCTATCACTGAAATCAGCGACTTGAAGTTCACCGAAAAGTGGGAATACGGTTCGGGTGATGCTTACTACTACATGGGCATGGGCGAAGATGCTCAGCGCGTCAATGGTCGTAAGATCATGCGTCCCGATGTATGAAAAGAACCTGAGGAGGCAGAATGTCAACAGAATGTCAGAATAACGGGAGCGGAGCTCCAAAAGATGCTAGACAAGATGGCATTGGGAATCCCTCACGGGAAGACCTTAGGGAATTAGCCTCGCAACTTCCGATTGGACATCTGAGGTATCATTACTCTACAAAGGTCAAGCCTGACTGTGCCGATTATTCTTTTACCGGCACTGTCCTTGCTTGCCTTGAGCATGTACTTCAGTTACCTGTCTTTGACGAAGAGGTGATGCCTGTTCCCGATGACCTTATTCAGAACTACTTCTCCCTGGGCGAGTGGTTTCAGGAAGATGAAGATCGTGTCCTTGATGATGCGGTTGATTGGTTCTATGGAAGATTGGACAAATGTAAACATGAGTTTATGGAATTTACTCCAGATGAAAAGGATTTCCGCGACTGGGTAAGTAAACTCAAATTTTACAAGTACGCCCTTGATGCAAGACCTTTACACAAGATTTTTGCGGATCCTGACTTGGTGTAAAGAATTTTCTTTATGAGGGACTTCGGTCCCTCATTTTTTGTTATATTTTGTCAAAACCTAAAGGATATGAATGTTTCTCGCAACTATAAATAATCAGTTTGACAATAAGATCCGTGGACTTGAGGTTAACAAAGATGTATGGGCAAAAGTATTGCAGATAGTCCGAGAACCTCTTATTGTGCCGGATAAAGCCAAGATCCCTCAGTGGAAATTTTGTTCCATTAAGGGAGAACAAAGATGTACTGAGAACATTGGAAGCACTAATCTGATGATCCTTGATTTTGATGACTCTGCATATACGATTGAAGAGTTTGAAAGTCAATTCAGAGAATACAAGTACATTCTTCATACATCTTGGTCTTATGATGGAACGAACAGCAAATTCCGTGTTCTTCTATTTCTTGATAAGGAATACGAAATAAACCGTCTATTCTTCAAAGGTCACGATAAAACCTTCAGTCCATATCATTACATGCTGAAGGCGTTCCCACATATTGACCCAGCATCATTCGTCAAGGCACAGTTCTTTAAGATGCCTGCGAAGAAAGCTCCCGATGCTCCGTATTATTTTTCTATTCACAAAGGCAAGCCGTGGAGTCCCGCTGACATTGAAGGTTTTACTTTCGCATACACGATGTGTGAAATGAAACAAGAAGAATACATTAAGAAGATTGACGCAGAAAACGCTAAAAGAAGACAGCGTCAACCTAATCAAGATATGACCACTGCTATTGAGTACATCAAACGAAAGATGAACGAAATGCCTGCTGGTATGAGACATAACGGTGTGTTTGGTTTAGCAAGCTGGTTCGCTGGCATTGGCGGAACTTATGCTGAGTTTAGTCAGATAAGACCGCCTTGGGCAGATAAACAGTATGACAAGCAGATTAAGCGTCTGGCAAATGAATGGTATAAGATAGGTAAGTAATGTTTGAAATGTTTTACACTTTCTCACAGCGCATGCTTGCGGTCTGCGCCATTCTTACAGGCGTCATTATCCTGTTAGGAATACCTTTGGGTTGGCCTTTGCCTATGGAGTTAGTCTTGATTAACTTTGCCGGTATCTGGATAGATATGTTTCTACTCTGGGTACTAAAGAAATTCAGAAAATTCGTAAAGGAGAAATGCGAATGCTAGAGATAATTTATTTGCTAATCATTGCAGCAACTGTCATCATTATCATGCTTATTCAACGAGCATGTAAGCATGAATGGGAAATTATCAAGACTGTTCATATAAATTCTGATGACTTAGGTGAATATGACCGTATCTATCTTAGATGCAAGAAATGCGGCGCGGTGAAATGTAAAACAATGATGTAATTCTTAAGTCTAGTCTGGCCTAATAAATACACTAAACAATTTGTGAGGTGTGTTTATGAAAATTGCAGGACTGGACTTATCTTATACTTCGCCAGCGGTCGTCATTGAAGAACTTGATGACGATCTTAATGTCATTAGCTGTACTGGCTATGGCTTTGCTATTCCGAAATGGGTTCAACCTAACATTGTAGAATATCGTGGACCCAAAGATTTCGCTGACGATTACGAAAGATATAAGTTTTTACAAGATAACATTCTTAATTGGTGTAAAGGCTGTGACTATGCCTTCGTTGAAGACTATGCTTTGCAGGCAAATGGTCGAGTATTCAATCTAGCCGAATTTGAAGGTTACATCAAGCAAGAACTCTATCGCCGTGGCACTACCCTACGATTCTATGTGCCATCTACCAACAAGAAATTCTATGCTGGTCACGGAGACGCTGATAAGATCTCCATGTATCAGGCTTGGCAACGGTGGCAAGGTAAGAAGCCTTATCTCGATGATCTCCCAACAGTTGATAAGGGAGATGGAGTCAAGCCTACCTCAGATATCATTGACGCACATGCACTTTGTGAGTTCGGAAGACAGGAACTTAGACTTCGCAGAGGTCTTGATGATCCTGAGACCCTACCAAAGCATGTACAAGAAGTTTTCGCATTGAAGAAAGCCAAGTCGCTTGAGAAGATTGCGAAGAAACAGGCAAAAGGCACTGCAAAGAAGCGCGAAAAGGTTTCTTTGGGTATTCTTGAGACTTCAATGATGGGTATGAACCTTAAAGACATTGATAAAGGACAATAATCATGCCTTTGTTCGGTGCGTCATATTCTAAGGCTACATTTACGCCTAAACATCCTGAAAAGTGCCTCAACACAAACGGAAAATGTGATAAACCGCTCCCACAGATGCGATCTTCCTGGGAAATGATCGTCGCTAACTTCTGTGACCTAGAGGAGAATGTACTTCAGTGGGGATCTGAGGTGGTTGAGATTCCATATTACTCAAACATTGACGGTAAATCACACAGATACATCACTGACTTCGTCATTCTTACACAAAATAGGCAAGGCGAAAAGGAAAAGTGGCTTGTTGAGGTAAAACCGCTTTGTCAAGTACCGCAGTTGAACGAATTTGGGCAGATCATCTTCCCAGAACTCAAGAAAGACAAGAAACTTACACAATCTCGCATTGCCAGATGGCATGAGATGTGTAATGTGCTCAAGAAAAATCATGAGAAATGGACCGCGGCCAGAAAATGGGCCAAAGATAACGGTTATCATTTTAAACTCATAACTGAGAAAGAACTTGGCAAGTTGAATAAATAAAATAAAGAATTTTTGGGAGACTTTTCAATGAATAATCTGATAAATGAAGGCGGAAACGCAAAAGCAAAGAATGGTGCTACCGCCGGCAAAATCTCACTTGCTGATTTTACACCAGAACAGTATGGTGCATTCAAGCACGGCCTATTAAATCTTGTTTATGAACTGAACAAGGCGTTCACCAAGTTTGCGAAAGAACCGCTCTTCCCATCAGAAGAAGCAATTTCCTCATTGAAGATCTTTTCAGGATCTGGATTTGAATTTTTCAACAGAAAGAGAGAAGATTACGTCAAGGTAAAGCCGAAGATGGGTGACGTTGACGTTCAGATTGATGAAAATAAGAGAGAAAAGGTTCGTGCATTCCTTCAGGCCAGCGAAGGCAAGAAGTTTGGAGGATTTACTTACCTAGGAACTCAATTCGGCGGTGACTTCTACAATATCTTTGAAGCACCTGAACAGTTCCATCCCGCCGCTCAGAATATACAGATGGACTTTGAGTTTATCGAGTATGACGAGAATGGTATGCCTAATGAATTTGATGTGTTCTCTAAGAACTCTGATTGGGAAGACCTTTCTCAGGGTATTAAGGGACTCGCAAAGAACAACTTGTTGCCTGTTATCTATAAGGTCGTCTATGCTACGCCTGGCGTAGTTTTCCAGAATAAGAAAGATGAACCTTCAAAGGCATTTAAAGATGATACCGTTCCGACAAGATCTTATGGTAACAAAGGATCTCGCCAAAAGTATCAGCCAGTAAGAGACGCTGAAGGAAATCAGGTGATGTATGATGGCAAGCCTGCTTTCCGTGAGTATGCTGTAAAGGATACTCCATTAAATCGCGACCTTAATACAATTTTCACTGAAATGTTTGGCGTCAAGCCGACACCGAAGACTCGTAAAATGATGTATTCTTACAACGGCGTGCTTCATTTGATGAATAAGTTCTTGACAAAGCAGCAGATTCAGAAAATTTACTCGCTATATACAAAAGATCTTTATAAGCAAGTTGACGATCCTGCTGTTGCAGACGCTATCGTTGCCAAGTTCAAGGAAGTCTGCCCATTCGTTCACGACATGGATGAGAAGATGACACTTGGTCTATACTACAAGAAAATGATTTTGGGAGAATAAGATGCCAGTTGCTATGAAGACAATCACTTCAACCAAGAAAGGCTCTGTTGGTGAGAAGGTTGAAGTAAGAGACTATTGGTATAAAGCTGGAATGGAACCTATCGCAGTCGCTTACGGCTGCTTTAGCCCGTTTACAGGAAAGTATGGTCACGGTCGCTTGCTAGAAAATGCTGAAAAGCACGGCATTAGCAAGTTTATTATCGTTTCTCCTAACAAGAAACAGCCTATTGACAATGACCGTAATATGTTCACACTTGAACAGAAGGTTGAAATTGCTAAGCAAGGAGCTAAGGATCTTGGATATGATATCATTGACGCCTTCATCGCTGAAAGCAACTTCGTAGTTTCTAATCTTCTAGAGATTGCTGAGAAATACCCAGAAAATCGTATCGTGCTTTGCTGCGGTCCTGACCGTATTGCTGAATATGGAAGATACATGAACCCGTATAAAGCTGAACGCAGCCAGCTACCTGACGAATCTGACCCTAAGCCCGGTAAGTTCGAGTATTTGACTTTGTCTGACCGCGGCGAAAAGAATGTTTCGGGTACCGCAGTTCGTCAGATGATTCTTCGTGGTGAAAAGGACAAGTTCTTGGAGACAACAGGATATTCCGACAAGATCTGGGAACTTTGCTACTCTTGCGCTCAGGAAAATGGTGTCATTGGTGAATGTTTCTCTGATACATTTATTACAGGTCGTCTTGATGAAGCTCTTGCAGCTACCAACCGCGTCGGCATCAAGCACCTCTACAACCCAGGTAACCCGCAGGAACTTGGTGCATTGGAATTCTTGGACTTGATTGACCTTCTTGAAGAAGATGGTGGTAAGTTAGTTAATGGTAAGAACTTCTCAATGACAGAAAAGTCTGATGGTGCTGCATTCAGAATGGGCATTGATGATAACGGTGAGTTCTTCGTTGAACAGTCTTATTCTGGACCTATCTACGACTCCGACTTTATCCGTGACAAGTACACCAAGAAGTATGGACGAGTAAACCGTTTGGCCTCAGGATGGGCAAATCTTATTGACACTTTGAAGGCCGATGAAAAGACACAGACTTGTCTTGAAAAGATTTACGACAAGTATGGTGCATTCAAGATTTCAGGCGAGGTATTCATTTCTGAATTGGGAATGAAGGACGACGATGGATACGTTACATTCGTCGGTTCTCGTTATGATCCGAAACGTCTTGGCAAGGATGCGACTATCGTAATGTTTACAGTCGCTGACGAGAAT